ATCTAAATACATGGGGTGTGAGCCAACCAAGATTAATTCATCTTTGATGTCTGCACAAAGTCGCAATCGTCTGTATTGGTTTGTACAATATGATTGGGATTTACAGAAGTATGTTCCTATTCACATTCCTCAACCTCAAGACAAAGGTATCAAACTCAAAGATATACTTGAGGATTTACCCTTTGGTGAGATACCACAATATTTAGCTAACAATTGGGATGGTGTGCCTAGAGGCGATAAGGTTAAGTCTATACATGATGATAAGGCTAACTGTTTGACTGCATCTATGTACAAAGGTCAAATACCTACATTCATCAAGAAACCTAACCCTACTGCATCTAAGGATGGTCTCATACGTGTAGGCACAGCTACTCTCAAGGGTCACGACAGCATCAAACGTGTATACTCTGCTGATGGCAAAGCACCTACCCTTACTACTATGGGTGGTGGACACAGAGAGCCTAAGATATCTATGGGCAGAGTTGTCAACAGAAGACTTGATGAGAATGGTGTGCGTAAAGATGGTCAGCTTGACTTACCCTTTACACCTAAAGTTGAGGTCAGAGAAGATGACTTATCNAATTGNCTCACTACAGTTGAGAAAGATAATGTTGTAGTCAATAGAGATGAATACTTGTGGAGAAAGCTTACACCACTAGAGTGTGAGAGGTTACAGACTATGCCTGATAATTACACAGATCATGTATCAAAGACACAGAGATACAAGATGATTGGTAATGGTTGGACTATTGATGTGATTGCTCACATACTTAATCAAGTCAAAGCTGATAATGATTGGCACGGAATGTATAACAACACAAAGGAGAGAGTATAATGACTAGACAATATAAAAGAAAAATACCAAACGTCACACATAATGGTATAATAAATGTGTGGAATTTTGTTTCATTTGAAGAATATCCAAATGAGTATGGTAAAAGAATCTATCTAGATATACAAGGATTAGTAGATGCTTCTGAGGATGAGCTACAAAGTAATAAAAAATATAAAAACTTTGAAGTTGAATCTTATGGTGTAGATAGATGGGAGCATTAACCTATGAATAGATTTATTATTGAGAAGACACCATTTGAGATATCCAAATCTCTATGTGACCAACACATAGTCAAGATGCCATTGGAAGAGGCACAGATGTTATGTACTACACTATGGCATCATGCTCCAGAATATGCAGAGGAGCATAACTTGTACAAACCTGTACATCAAAAACATCCATGTACACTATGGGCAATGGAGAATAGATTAAACTATCTATTTGCTTTTTGTTTGTATGACTGTATGTTAAGTGAGTACAGTAGAAGATACAAAAAGATACACGGTGCAATCAAACACTTTACACCTTTGTGGGAGGGTAGAAAGTTTGTACCTGATTGGAAGAACTTTATGACCCCACACCCACAATGTTTTAGTGGGCATGATGACTTGAAGACAGACGAAAACTTTCCTATAGAGGCGTATAGGAAATTCTACATAGTTGACAAAACTAGGTTTGCTAGATACAACTATACACAAAAACCACAATGGATGAAAGGAGAAGTAGCATGAAGATACACAGAGTAGTGCAAATGCTAGGAGCAACAACAAGCACTGGCAAATTAGCAGATGATATGTATGACTTAAATTATAAGGATTACTATTCAAAAGAAGAGGGAAAGTACATACCTATTTCACATATGGACTTTCAACATATGGTCAGAGCATTTGCAAAGTTATGTGCTGAAGATCAAGATGTAACCCTCGCAAAACATGATGGCAAAGCTGAACAGATGAAAGAACTTCAGCAGAAGTATGACCATCTACGTGAGGTGTATGCAATCATGTTTGACAATGTGATGTAAAAGATAAGCACATAGATGAGTGGAAAGAAAAGCACCAAAAGGAAGTAGACAATGCAGAGTTTTGGAAGAATGCTTATTATGAAAGTGTAGGCATCAAAGGTAAAGTCTATGTGTTTAGTGACATACCTAATGACTGTGATGGTCAAAGGTTTACTGATGACCTAAAGAAATATCTCAACAAGGAGTCTTACAAGATGCGTGTCAGAGGTCAATACCTCAAGGATGAAATCAAAGAGACTGAGGGTTGGAGAAAGTATGAGAGAGGTCAGCCTATTGATATGTCTAAATGTCTTAGAGTTTATATTGACACAAAGTAATCTAGACATATGGAGAACTAATCCTAACATGTTAGTTCCCTATTATCTTATGCACTCATACATCTACTATCAGCTACACGACTCAATCATCAGTGACTATGACTATGATGAGATGTGTAAGCAGTTAAAAGATAAGTGGGAGAGCATTAAACATTACCACAAGCATTTAATAGATGTGAATGCATTAGGAGCTGGTACAGGTTATCAGCTTGAATATAACCAACGTATAATAAGTGCAGCGACACTTTTATATCAACAACATAAAGGAGACTAACAATGGCTACAATAGATTTAACTGAGGGTACACACGTACACAAATCACCTGAGAGAATCAAGCTAGAAGAGATACGTAAGGCACTCATGGTGTTGACAGGTAATGATGGATGTGTACAATACAACACAGAAGTAATTACTATACTGTGTAACCAAATAGAAGAAGTAGAAAGAGAGGTATAATATGTGGCATAGAGTACATGATTTCTTTGAGAAAGATTTCAATAAAAAATATGGTGAGGGTACAAAGTTTGACCTTGACTATGGCAAATTGTTAATTATAGGACTATGTATTTACATAGCAATAAAGGTGTAGCATGGCTAAAAAAATAAAAGAAATAAATAAAATACTAAACTTGACACAGCAAGAGTCAAAACAAATCTTACAAATGCTTGAAGACTTGCGTAGTATCAATGCACAGACAGATGATAAGTGTCCAATAGATTATGAACATATATGTAAGCTAGATGCAATGGAACATCAACTTGCTAACATAGTAGGTGCTAAAGTTCTTTGTGGGCATGGACATTATACAAGATGGAGTGGGAGCTATGAATATGAAAAATAAAAAGCTGTCAAGTTTAATTGATGAGTATTATTTATCTTTTGATTTCAAGAGCTTACGAGATGAAACTAAAGTACAGTATCAATATTTTCTTGGGGTAGTTTTAGATACAAAAATTGCTGATGCACAAAAATTAAGCAGTATCAATTTTTCTGATATCACTACCAAGATGGCTAAACTCGCATATGAAGAGTGGTGCGAGAGAGGTATACACCTTGCCAATCATGTCATGTCTGTGGCGAGGGTGGTATATAATTATGGCATACATATGGAGCATTGCAAAGTCAATCCATTCTCAAGCATAAAGAGAAGAACACCTATAGCTAGAAAGGTAGTGTGGACACGAGAAGATGTGAAAGCATATCTAGATGTAGCATACTCTGATTTTTACACTAGAAGTTTGGGATTGATTGTGCAGATGGCATATGAGTGGTGTCAGAGACTAGGCGATATGCGTGTAATCAAATGGGAGAACTTAAACTTGGAAGAGAATAAAATGCACATACAACAATCCAAGAGGAGAGCAGAGGTGTTTTTACCTATATCTGATGGACTAACTAAAATGCTTTTGCAACAGAAAGAAGATTTTGGTTTCCAAGAATATGTAGCACCTCGCCCTCGCCCTAGGAGAGGCATACACGAGCCTTATACAATCACTAAGCTACCAGTAGAGGGTAGAAAGATTATGGACTCTGCAGGACTCTCTAAAGAGCTTAGACTATCTGATCTTAGAAGAACAGGTACAACTGAGATGGTAGATGCTGGTGTATCAATGGGAAATATTATGTCTGTTACAGGTCATACTAATCCACAAAGTGTTAAGCCTTACATGAAAAATACCTTTGCTTCTGCTAATTTAGCATTAAGTACAAGAAAAAATTTGACACATTGTTAATCTCATGGTACAAGACATTTATATTGTCCAAACCCATATACTATATAAGGAACATATATAATGTATAACATATTAGAATTTGTTAAAGATTTAAACATTCCTATGGATGAGACACGTAGATTAAATTGTCCTGCATGTAATTCATACAAAACATTTACTGCTACAAATAATATGGGTTCATTGGTGTGGAATTGTTATAAGATTTCCTGTAGTTTAAGTGGGAGTACACGTGTTAGGTTATCTGTAGATGAGATCAAGTCTGTGAGTGCAAAGAAACAATTGACTACAACTGATACATTTGAGATGCCTGAATACGTTGTACCACATAACAATAGGAAGAACCTCGTATCTTTCTGCGAGAGGTGGAAACTAGATGCAGATAAAATGAACTTACAGTATGATGTGAAAGATGACAGAGTTGTTTTTCCCATAGAACATAATGGTAAGTTAGTTGATGCAACTGGTAGAGCATTGGGTAAACGTCTGCCTAAGTGGAAAAGATATGGGAATAACCCCTTGCCATACATTTATGGTTGTGGTAAGGTCGCAGTAGTTGTTGAGGATTGTGTAAGTGCTTGTGTTATAGATAGCAATGTACACACGGGGGTGGCTATACTTGGAACTTCTTTGTCAGAAGAACATAAGCACTACCTCTCACAGTTCTCAACAACTATAATTGCATTAGACCCAGATGCATTACCCAAGATATTACAATTTGCAAAAGAATTACGTGGACATGTACCCAACATCCGTGTACTTAGATTGCAAGATGACTTAAAATATAGAAATGAAGATGATATTAACAACTTGTATAAACTAACCCCAAAGGAGTAATATATATGGAAAATTCACTACTAAGAAGTTTAATGGACAGAGAGTTCTACAAAGAGCATCGTGGAGCTAGATGTCCTGATAGATTGTTCAGCAAGGATGCTAGGAAGATAAAGCAGACTATAGACCTAGCTATGGACAGATATGAACGTACAGTCACTGCTGATGAGATAGAGGCTTTGTTTATATCAAGCAATCCATCTATGTCTACTGCACAGAAACAGGCATACATATCCTTGTTTAGGTCTATCAAGAATGAGCAACCTTTAGGTGCTGATGTTGCACAAGAGGTGCTGTCTAAATTGTTTCAGCAGGTAGTTGGAGAAGACATTGCTAATCTAGGATTTGATTATGTCAATGGTCAACAGACTAGCCTAGAACCATTACGGATGCTACTAGAACAATACAATGATGATTTTACACCAGACTTGAATGTTGAGTGGGATGACTTAGATATTGAATCACTACTAGCTAAGAATGATCTTGAGGCACGTTGGAACTTCAACATACCTGCTTTAACAAGACAACTTGAGGGTATCAATGCTGGTCACTTGATTGAGGTAGGTGCTAGACCTAATACTGGTAAGACATCTTTTCATGCGAGTATGATTGCATCTCCCGGAGGCTTTGCACATCAAGGTGCTAACTGCATTGTGTTGTGTAATGAAGAGGGTAGTCACAGAGTTGGTGCTAGATACTTGACTGCATCTACGGGTATGACTATGAAACAGATCAAGACCAATCCAAGCATGGCAAGAGATTTGTATGCACCTGTCAAAGATAAGATAAAGATAAAGGATGCGACTGGTCGTGATATGTCTTGGGTTGAGAGTGTGTGTAAGTCTTACAAACCTGATGTTGTACTACTTGATATGGGAGATAAGTTTGCTAGGACTGGTGGTTTTGCAAGAACAGATGAGGCACTGAAAGCTAATGCCGTTCATGCTCGTATGATTGCCAAGCAACATGAGTGTGCTATCTTTTATATGTCTCAACTATCTGCTGATGCAGAGGGTAAGATATTACTTAATCAATCTATGATGGAAGGCTCACGTACTGGTAAAGCTGCAGAGGCAGACTTGATGATACTCATTGCAAAGAATCCACCCAAGCAAGAAGATGGTGACGAAGAGGATTTGCAAAGACATCTAAACATTGTCAAGAATAAGTTGTCAGGTTGGCATGGAGTTATTACTTGTCAGCTTAATTACCAAGTTGGTAGGTATGAGGCATGAATGATTACCCTGATCTATTTGGGTATTCTAAACCTATTAATGAACCACAAAAGACTTATGTGTGTATCAAGTGTAACATAGAACAACCTGCTACTAATTTTTATGTTGTATTTTCTGGTGAGGTAAAGAGGACTTGTCAGTCATGTGTGAAAGGACATTTCAATACAATTAAAAGATTGCGTAAGGAAAATAAATATCCTGATGAAGACTACTGTTGTCCTATATGTACTCGTGACGCAAAAGAGATAGGTAAATATGGACAAGTTAAAATGTCTAAATGGGTTCTAGATCATTGCCACGATACTCAAACATTTAGGGGTTGGATATGCCATCATTGTAATACTGGATTAGGTGGATTTAAAGATGACTTGACAAAAGTAAAAAGAGCAGTTAAGTATTTAAAGAAACATAAGGAGAAATTAGATGAAATTAACACTTGATGTAGAAAATACAGTTACTACTAGAGATGGTAAGTTACACCTAGACCCTTTTGAAACTGAGAATGAGTTAGTTATGGTTGGTTGTTTGACGGATAAAGGCGAACAGTATTTATTCAGAGAGAACTTTGAGGGAGTACAAGAACTTCTAGACCAAGCTACCATACTTATAGGGCATAACATAGTACACGACTTAATGTGGATATGGGAATGTGGTTTTAAATATGAAGGTCCAGTGTTTGATACTATGCTAGGAGAATATGTATTACAACGTGGTGTAAAGAAAGCTCTATCTCTTGAGGCATGTGCTGAAAGATATGAGTTAGCTACACAGAAACAAGATACCTTAAAAGAATATTTTAAGAAAGGATTCTCTGTTGCTGATATACCACCAAATGAATTATCAGAATACTTGTCAGCAGACTTACATGCTACACAGCAATTGTCAGATGAGATATACAGAAAACTAAATACAGTTGAGTATGCTGAGTTAATGGACACAGTTGTATTGACTAACAAAGTTGCCTTGACTTTAGCTAAGATATATCAAAAAGGTTTTGCTGTAGACTTAAATAAATTAGAAGAGGTTAGAGTAGAGTTTGAGACAGAAAAGCATGAGATAGAGAAACGTCTTAAACTACAAGTAAAGCAGTTGATGGGCGATACACCTATCAATTTAAATAGTCCAGAGCAGATGTCTTGGGTTATATATAGTAGAAAGCCTAAAGATAAAACTACTTGGACACATAACTTTGATTCATACATGAAGAAATTAGATTATGTAAATACAGTCAATGAAACATCTGATGTTTTATATAGAACTATAGCTGTAAAATGCAAAGATTGTTTTGGGTCAGGAACTATGAGAAAGGTAAGAAAAGATGGAAAGCCTTATGTTAAACAACCCAAGTGTAATACTTGCAATGGTACTGGCTACACTTTTAATAATAGCCCAAAAATAGCTGGACTAAAGTTCTCTGCACCATCTGCTAAATGGGTAAGTGCAAATGGATTTAGTGTTAATAAAAAGTTTCTTGATGTTCTACAAGATACTGCTAAGAAGTTAAATATGTCAGATGCATTAAGTTTCTTATCAGACTTACAAAGATTATCTGCACTAGATACTTACTTGTCATCCTTTGTGCAAGGTATAAAGACTTATGTAAAGCCTGATGGTAAGCTACATGTAAGACTACTACAACATAGAACATCTACTGGTAGATTCAGTGGTGCTGATCCTAACATGCAGAACATGCCTAGAGGTGGCACGTTCCCTGTTAAAAAAGTATTTGTATCACGTTGGGATAATGGAAAGATAATGGAGGCAGACTTTGCACAATTGGAATTTAGGGCTGCGGCATATTTATCACAAGATAAGGTCGCTATTAAGGAAGTGTCAACTGGATTTGATGTACACTCGTATACGTCTAAAGTTATCACTGATGCTGGTCAGCCAACGAGTAGGCAAGAGGCTAAAGCACATACGTTTGCACCGTTATATGGTGCGACTGGGTTTGGGAGAAGTAAAGCAGAAGCCTCATACTATGAACACTTTACAGAAAAGTACAAAGGCATCAAAGCTTGGCATACCCGATTGGCTAAAGAAGCTCTAGCTACAGGCAAGATAACTACACCATCAGGAAGACAGTTTGCATTCCCGGATGTGCATAGATTGATGTCTGGTAAGATAACTAACTTCACACAGATAAAGAATTATCCTGTACAATCATTTGCTACTGCTGATATAGTGCCTTTGATACTGATGTATATAGAAAAGAAGTTAGAACCATATCAGTCTTGTGTAGTCAACAGTGTGCATGATTCCATAGTAGTAGATGTACACCCAAATGAAGAGAGAGAAGTATTAGATGTTATAAAAATAACTAATGAGAATATGATATCTTTAATAGAAAAAGAGTTTAAATTAGAGTTTAATGTGCCACTATTATTAGAGGCAAAAATAGGTACTAATTGGCTTGACACTAAAGATGTTGCGTGATATAACTAGGCACTTATTGAAAGGAGAAAAAAGTAAATGAATGATTTAATTAATATAAATACAGATAGTTATGCAGATTTAGCTAAAGCTATGGGAATAGCTACAGAGGTTTCTGCAAAGCCAAAGAAGTCTGGTAATTTAAACAGACTAAGAATATGGCATACACCTATTATGGGTCAAGCTGAGATTAATGGTAAGATGGCTAATGTTGAGGTCATTGAGGGTGGAGCATATAGATTAGAAGTTGTAGAAGAAAGTGGCTCTACATTCTATTATGCTAAGAATATAAGCATTCGCCCATTCATGCAAAGGTTCATGTTAAGAAGATACATAGCCAATCTCAATGCAAAAGCAGGCGAACCAAAGGGTATGTTCCATAGAACTATTATGTCTGATAATCTTAATAGTGATTTGAAAGACAATACAGGTAGGTTCAACTGTGGTAAACCATCAGGTTACATAGAAGACTTCAAAGCATTAGCACCTGACATGCAAGACTTGATAAGACAAATCAAACGTGTGCGTGTTATCTTTGGTGTCGTTACTTTGGATGAGCCTACTGATGAGAAAGGACAACCTACAGAATTAGGTGATGTACCTTTCATTTGGGAGATAGATAATAAAGATGCTTTCAAAACTTTAGGTGAGCAGTTTAATGAGTATGTTAAGAAGTCTAGATTGCCTATACAGCACATGATACATCTTAATGGTACTAAGGCAAACGAGCTACCTAATGGAAGTAGTTTCTATACTCCTATCGCCAACGTAGACTTCTCTGAATCATTTGATGTTACAGAAGAAGATCAGAAGTTATTTGGAGACTTTGTTGATTGGATAAAGAACTTCAATGACTACATCTGTAAAGAGTGGGAAGAAAAAGTAGAGTCTAGGCAGAACCCTGTTTCTGAAGAAGAGATGGAAACTGTAGAGTCTTTCATTGACATTGAGGGTAATAGCTAATGAATCATGTCGCTGAACTGAAGTTGCACCAATACATGACTGATGCAGTCAATGGTAAATCTAGTATGTCAGATGAAATTATTCATCAAGTAGCCAATGACGTAAAAGATGCATTGCAACGTCAGTTTGGTGGTAAGGTTAAAAGAAAAGACTTTACCCTACGTATGTCAAATGTAGGCAGACCCACTTGTCAACTTTGGTATGAAAAGAATAAACCTGAGACTGCTTTACCTAGATCAAATAACTTTATGATGAACATGATGTTAGGAGATATAGTTGAGGCAGTCTTCAAGGGTTTACTCAGAGGTGCTAAAGTAGACTATGAAGAGTCTGATACTGTTACTCTTAAATGTAAAGATGCAGAAGTATCAGGTTCTTATGACTTAGTTATTGATGGAGCAGTTGATGATGTTAAGTCAGCATCTGATTGGTCTTATAAAAATAAGTTTGAGTCCTATGACACACTAAGCAGTGGTGATGGATTTGGATATGTAGGACAACTTGCTGGTTATGCAAAAGCTTCAGGTAAGAAAGTTGGTGGTTGGTGGGTTGTAAACAAAGCCAATGGTCACTTTAAATATGTACCTGCAAGTGGACTCAATCTAGATGATGAGATAAAAAAGATTGAAGACACTGTAGCTACTGTCAATGCTAATAAGTTTGAGAGATGTTTTGAGCCAGAGGAAGAAACATTTAGAGGCAAGCCTACTGGCAATACGGTGTTAAACACTAACTGTAAGTTCTGTGACTACAGATATGATTGTTGGGATTTAACTGACAAACCTGCTGTTATGTCTAAGGCACAGACACCTAAAATTGTCTCATATATAAAATTAGGAAAGGAGAAATAGCATGAGTAAATCATTAGATGAGTTAAAATCTGATATTGATGAAATGGAGAAACAACTAGCAGAAGCAAAAAAGCAGTATCGTGAAATGCGTACAGCGGGTTTGCGTGATGCTATTGAAGCTAGGAAAGTAGCAGATGAAGCTGTAAAGGAAGAGTTAAAAAACTTAGGTTACCAAACTTCTTACAATCCTTTTACAGGGATAACATGGCGAAACTTCTAAGTGCCTCCTCATAAAATTAGAAGAGAGGCACTAAAGTATGGGTATAGGAGTGGTTTAGAACATACCATCTCTTTATATCTTAAAAAGTTGAAACATAAATTTGATTATGAATCAATCAAAATAGAGTGGGAAGATTTAACATATCGCACCTATACCCCAGACTTTATATTGAATAATGGTATAATCATTGAAACTAAAGGAAGATTTTTAGCGGCAGATAGAAAGAAACATCTTTGTATAAAAAAGCAACATCCCCATTTAGATATAAGATTTGTATTTACAAATAGCAGAAATAAACTTAGTAAAGGAGCTAAGTCTAGCTATGCAGAATGGTGTATAAAACATAATTTTAGATATTATGACAGAATTATACCTGAAGATTGGCTAAAAGAAAAAGGTAAAAATAAACACTTGAACTTTATTAAATTTTCAGGTAAAAAAATAAGGAGATAATATATGTTAGACAGAAGAAATCCAAACTCATGTTTTATAGAACTGAACCCTGTATGCGAGAAAAGTTACTGGACTGGAGAGTTAGAGGTTAATATTATAGCCTCTGAAAAAAGTGACCTAGACAAAGAGAGTAGAGAAAGTCTATTACACTTATCCCAATTAGTTGCATCTACTATAGCTCTCATGGAGCGAGACCCTAATCTAACATTGAAATTAGAAAATTTCTTAAATGAAGAGGATGACGAAATAAGAAGACAGAACAAAGCTAACGTAACAAAAAAAATTGATGGTAATATAATATCACTAAGCTTTGAAAGGCACAAATAATGTTAAGACATATGGAGTATATGAAAATGAAAGAAAAAGAACAAGAGGACATGGTTAATAGTCCTGCTCATTATAACAAAGCAGGTATTGAAACTATAGATGCACTTGAGGCTATGTTAACAAATGGCTTTGATTATTATTTACAAGGAAATGTGTTTAAATATTTATGGCGATATAGATACAAGAATGGCGTAGAAGACTTAAAAAAAGCACAATGGTATCTCAATAAACTTATAGAGGTCTACGATGGTAAGAGTTAAAATGATACTCTTATTATCTGTAGATGAAGAGGAATACCCAATTCCTTCAGATGGTAAGGTAGGCGAAGAAATAGAAGACTACTTTACGGACATGATTCACGAAGTAGATGGATTGAAAGTAAAATCAATAAAAACAATAACAGAGGAGACATAAATGTTAAAAAATTACTTACCCACAGATTATCAAAACTTTATTGCCCTCTCTCGCTATGCTAGATGGAAAGATGATGAGCAAAGAAGAGAGAATTGGGGTGAAACAGTAGATAGATACTTTGATTATATGAGTAGTCATATGAAAGATAATTATAATTATATTATAACCAAAGCTCTTAAAGAAAAGCTTACTAATCAAATAATGAGTTTAGGTGTCATGCCTAGCATGAGAGCTTTAATGACTGCAGGACCTGCCTTAGACAGGTGTCATGTGGGTGGTTATAACTGTAGTTACATACCTGTAGATAGTCCACGTAGTTTTGACGAGTGCATGTATATACTTATGTGTGGTACAGGTGTAGGATTCTCTGTTGAACGTGAAAACATAGACAAGTTACCTGTGGTTAATGAGCATTTTGAGGACAGCACTACTATCATAACTGTTGCTGACAGCAGACCCGGTTGGTCTAAAGCATTGAGAGAACTTATTGCTATGTTATATGTAGGACAAGTTCCAAAATGGGATGTCTCACAAGTAAGACCTGCGGGTGCTAGACTAAAGACATTTGGTGGTAGAGCATCAGGACCTGCACCTTTAGTTGAATTATTTCAGTTCTGCATCCAAAAGTTCAAAGGAGCTAAAGGCAGAAGACTATTCCCTATTGAATGCCATGACATCATGTGCAAGATTGGCGAGGTTGTAGTTGTAGGTGGTGTAAGACGTTCTGCTCTTATCTCTTTATCTAACTTAGGCGATGACCAAATGAGACATGCTAAGTCAGGTCAATGGTGGGAGAATGAAGGNCAAAGAGCATTAGCTAATAACTCTGTAGCATTNAAAGGTAAGCCTGAGATGGGTACATTCATGCGAGAGTGGACATCNTTATATGAATCTAAGTCAGGTGAACGTGGTATATTTAATAGACAAGCAGCTAAAGTTAAAGCACAAGAGAATGGTAGACGAGATGCTGACCACTACTTTGGATGTAATCCTTGTAGCGAGATTATACTTAGACCTTATCAGTTCTGTAATCTTACTGAAGTTGTATGTAGAGCCACAGATGACTTAGCATCTTTAACAGAGAAGGT